TAGTAAAACACGATACAATAGTCTACGAAAAATACTTCACTTCTAAAGACACTATAGTATACTATAAAGATGTTTACGTCCCAAAGACGATTAGAGAAATACGAATAGAAAACAAGCTAATAAGAGACACAATAAGAATAAAGGAAAAAGCCAAAGTACAAGTAGAAAAAGAAGAAACAAAACAAACGCGAGCAGAAAACAACGTATTCACAAAATTCTTTCTAGGGCTTATTTTAGGGATTCTTTTTACTTTAATTCTTGGCTATGCTATAAGGATGAAAAGATGGAAATAATTAAGCACGCTGAAAACATACACGAAATAAAAGTAGACGGTACGAAAACACGAATAGCAATGCTTTCGGATATACATTGGGACAATCCAAAATGCGATTGGAAACTACTTAAAAAAGATTTAGACTACTGCGTTCAAGAATCTATTCCAATAATGATAAACGGCGATATGTTCTGCTTAATGCAAGGTAGAGGCGATAATAGAAGAAACAAATCCGACATAAGACCTGAACATAACAACGCAAACTATTTAGATTCAATCGTAGAAACTGCGGTAGAATGGTGGAGTCCATACGCACATCTATTAACGCTAATAGGCTACGGAAACCACGAAACAGCGATCATAAAGTTTCAAGAAACGGATATACTAAAAAGATTCGTAAAGCTTCTAAATTTAAAGAATCATACTAACGTTCAAACAGGCGGTTACGGAGGATGGCTAATAATAAATAGTGCAGTAAGGCAAAAACCAAACCATAGACCTGACAGACGAGTATGTAAAATAAAATATTTTCACGGAAGCGGAGGCGGTGGTGTAGTAACAAAGGGCGCCTTAAACTTGACTAGAGCTTTAGAAATGTACGAAGACTTTGACGTATTTACTATGGGACATATACACGAAAACGCAGCTAGGAATGACGTTAGAGATGTTTTAGCACTAGGTGCAGGCTGTTACAGGCACGTACAAAAACAGCTTCATATGATGCTTACCGGAACCTACAAAGAAGAATACGGAACAGGCGCCAAAGGATGGCACGTAGAACGCGGAGCACCTGTAAAACCTACAGGAGGGCGTATTTTAGAAATAAGTTATAAAAGAATTAAGACAGAAAAAGAAGATTTTTACGATAAACAAGTAGATAGTTTCAAATTTCCTTTGTAACTTCGTACCGCACAACCTTCCATAGTGCTTTATTTCATAGTGCAAGGGCGTTCTTCGGAGCGCCTTTTTTTATTCCTGAAACTTTTTTTTGTTAAAAACGTATTAACATATTACAAAAGTTATTATATTTGAATAAAATTAATTAAAACACTATGAAAAAAGTTAAAACAATTTACGAAGTAGCTGAAGGCTATTTAGAACAAGTAACGCAGATTACTAAACTAATAATCGAGAAACAAAGAAACGCTTCTACCGAACAGGAAAGCGCCATCTATTCCGACTTGATTAAAGAAGTATACGAAATTGTATTAAATCCTAAAAACACGCAACTATGAAAAAGCTAATTAATTATTTCACGCCAACAACAGCAGAACACAAACAAGCTATAATACACTTTTTAGCGCCTCTAACGGCTTTTCTTATTGTGTTTGGTGTAGTTTATCATTGGTTCAATTAATAACGCCTTAAATCGAATAAAAATGAATTTAGAAAATGTATATTTTGAAATGCACCTGAATAACGAAGTTTGGGTGTGCGCTGAAGAAGAAGTTTCTTCCTATAGACTTTACTGTAAGTATTCCTATGTTTATGGTCAGGAATTCGAAAACGGAATAGGATGCGAACTGCACGTAGATTACGGAATTTGTTTAGAGACTTACGAAGACGGAACAGAAGAAGAATACGGCTACGCAGTACACGAAGAATTCCTAGACAAGCTAAACGAAAAGTTCACGGATTTTATGTACGAGAATCATTCGGAAAAGATAGAAGAAAGACTGCAATCCGACCACTACTACTATAAATACTACTACAATGAATAATTTATTACTACAGGTAGATTGGTGGCGTAAAGACGGACACTTTAATTTTGAACTATACCTTGCAGTTTGTAAGGCTAAACAAGTAAACTATGAAAAGACGAAATAAACAAAAAGACGAATTTATAAGCTTCGCTGTAGTTTTGTCTAGGATGCTATCGGAAGACGAAGGAATGACTTACAAAGAATATTCAAGTTTTAAGACTTGGTGGATTCAGGAGTTTAAGAATAGATTTCCGTGTTTTACTGACCGAATAGTTTTAAGATGTTGGAGCAATTTCGAAAGCGATTTAAACATTAAAGTAAGAATCAAAGAATGAAAGCTTATAGAATTTATTTCAGGTGCTATTTAGGCACTACGGAAAAAGCGCCTTCGCATATTTGCTGGCAAGTAGTCGAAGCTTACGACAAAGAACACGCAAGAGACAAGTTCGACAAATGGAAAGAATTAATAACAAAAATAGAATTAATAGAAGATGAAAAAAATTGATAAAATATTAGAATTTATAGAAAAAGACGGACTAACAAAAAACAAAAGAGACCGCCATTTAGTAGATAAAAGAAGCTTTATGTATAATGCTTTAAGAAACGAAGGCTACACGCTGCAGAAGATAGGAGAAATATTTGGAAAGAACCACGCTACTATTTTAAATGGGATTAAAAAACACAAGCTGTTTACAAAGCACAACGACTATAACTACGACAAAAACACGAAAGAATACAGGGAATATTTAGAAGTTGGCTACATACAGCCTAGAAGCCTTCAAGACGATGTTTTAAGATGCACGAATACAACGGAATTAAAATTAATTCAAGAAAGATTAATAATGGGTAAATATATATAAAATGGAAAAATTAGAAATTAAAGAAGAATTTAAAAAATTAATTCCTGCACTTACACAGGAAGAATTTAAACAACTAGAAGAAAACTGTTTAGCTGAAGGAATCCGCGAAGCTATTTTAACTTGGAACGGCTTTATAATAGACGGACACAATCGTTACGAAATAGCCAACAAATGGAATTTAGATTTTCAAACTAAAAACAAACATTTTGAAGACGAAGAAGCTGTTAAAGAATGGATGATTTTAAACCAATTCGGAAGAAGGAATTTAAGTAATTATCAGCGTTCTGTTTTAGCTTTAGAACTTGAAAGTTTGTTTAGGGAAAAAGCGAAGGAAAATCAAATAAGAACTACAGAAAATCGTGTTCGTCAGATATCTGACAAACAAGAAATAGACACTAAAAAAGAACTTGCAAAAGTAGCTAGCGTTTCACACGACACAATAGCTAAAGTAAAAGTAATACAAGAAAAAGCACCTGAAGAAGTAAAAGCAAAACTACAAACAGGCGAAGTAAGTATTAATCAAGCCTACAAAGAAATAAAGAAAGAAGAAAAGAAAGAAGAAAGAATAGAATTAATAAATAAACAAATTAACGAAATAGAAGCAGGAAATTTGCCTGAACTAGAAGGTTTGTTTGATGTTATAAGCGTTGACCCTCCTTGGAATTATGAAGGGGAAAATAAAAAAGAAACTTCTTTCGATTCGGTAGGACGTAGGGTAGCTAATCCATATCCCGAAATGTCTACAGAAGAAATAAAAAAAATTCAACTGCCTTTAATGAAAGATAGCATAGTTTTTTTATGGACTACGCATAAATTTTTACCTGACGCCTTGGAAATACTAAAAGAATGGAATTTAGAATATAAAGCTACGTTAGTTTGGAATAAAGAAAAAATGGGAATGGGCGCTTGGTTTAGAATGCAATGTGAATTTTGTTTAGTAGGTATAAAAGGAAAACCATATTGGGAGAACACAAAGTATAGAGATATATTAAACGAACCAAGAAGGGAGCATAGCAGGAAGCCTGATTCATTTTTTAGTATGGTTGAAGAAATTACTTTAGGCAGAAGGCTTGAGTATTTTAGTAGGGAAAAAAGGAAAGGATGGGAGGTTTTTGGAAATGATATTAACAAATTTTAGTAATGAATTGGGAAGAATTAAAACAAATAAAAAAAGGCGATATAGGAGAAAAAATAGTCTGTAATTATTTAGAACAAAAAGGCTATATTATTTATAAACCCTTCACAAAAGGCGCACATTATTTTGATATGTTAGCTACTAAAAACAAAAAAAAAGTAATTGCTTTAGATGTTAAAACAAAAGCTAGATTAAATTCTTATGAAGCTACAGGCATAAATTTAAAGCATTATGAAGATTACAAACGATTAATTAATTTAACAAAAATTCCTTTTTATATTTTTTTTGTGGATGAAATGGAAGGGAAAGTTTATACGCAACTATTAAATAAATTACCTGAACCTTTTAAACTAAATGAAAAAATAGTTTGTTGGTATTTAAAAGATTTAATTTATTTATTTGATATTTCGGAGCAAGAAAAACAAGAATTGAAAAAATATAATACAAGAAATTACGACTATAAACCAATTTAATTAATTTTGTAAAAGTTCGATGCAGGAACAAGTTAAACATATTATTAAGGGCAATGGCTGAGTAGTTCTGCATCAACGAAAAGCCGCCCTTTTTTTATTTATGGCAACAGACAAAAAATCTTTTTTACTTTACTGCGACATAATACATACAGTAAATAAATTAAGCGATGAACAGGCAGGAAAATTATTTAAGCACTTACTAGCTTATGTAAACGATTTAAATCCTGAGCCTGAGGATGTAATAACAGAAATAGCTTTTGAACCTATTAAACAAACTTTAAAACGCGACCTACAAAAATACGAAGGTATACGACAGAAGAATAAAGAAAACGCATTAAAGCGATGGAATGCGACCGCATCCGACCGCAAGCGAACGAATACCAAAAATGCCGATAGTGATAGTGATAGTGTTAGTGATAGTGTTAGTGATAGTGTAAATGATAAGAATATATATAGGCGCTTCGCGCACTTGTCTTTAAGTGAAGCAGATTACATTAAGCTAAACAAAGACTATTCTAAACAACAAATAGACCGCGTATTAGATTCAATAGAAAACTTTTCTAAAAACAAAAAATACAAATCGTTATATTTAACGGCTAAAAATTGGTTAAAAGACGAACCAAAACACGAAGAAATAAACACTACTAAATTTAAAGCGCCGTGGGAATAGAAGGATTCAAAATAACAGAGGCAGGCGATGTAATACAAAAAATGTATAAGCACCGCGACAACTACAACGAAAAAGGAAAATATTTAGGTTGGAAGGGATTAGACGAATACTATTCTATGCAACTAGGGAATTGTACAGATTGGACAGGATTTCCAATGTCAGGTAAAACACAGCTTCTTATGGAATGTTTGTTAAACACTTCTAAATATTATGGTTGGAAGCATTTAGTTTATTTTCCTGACGTAGGAAACAACGTAGAAATAATAGCTGACTTAATGCACAAACTAACAGGAAAAAGCTTCAATCCTTTAGCGCCTAACGTAATAAAAGACGAAGAAATAAGCAGGAATATAGATTGGTTATTAGCACATTTTAAAATTCTAACTAAACAAGACGTAAAGGCTAAAATGACTCCTTTTCAGTTTTACGACTATGCAGTAGAACTTAAACAAAAACACGGACTAGAAACAGCTTCCATAGATTCTTGGAAGGATTTAAGCCACCCTTACAACGAATACGGCGGCTATGCACAATATTTAGAAGTAGTTCTTCCTTACAGGAATCAAATAGCAGAAGACAATAACCTACACTTACACACAATTATACACCCTAAACTAACGGAAAAAATAAATGGAAAAAGAAGCGTTCCTTCGCCATACGATTTAAAAGGCGGTTCTGAATGGTTCAATTCAGGTAAGTGTATGATTACAGTACACCGCGAAGACTTAAACTACAATCAAGCAATGGTAAACTTTAACAAAATTAAACCGCGTTCCGTAGGTCAAATAGGTCAGCTTGTTTTATGGTTTGACAAAGAAAAGTTTATATATTACGAACAGGAAAACCCTGCGCCGAATATTTACAATAAAATTTACGCTAAACAATAACTATGGAAGATTACACACTATTTAGAACACAGGTACTAATAAACCACACTTATACAAAGGTAACTTTAAGCCTAGACGAAATAAAAGAAAAGCATCCTGAACGCAAGGACATAATAGATTCTATGACCGAAACAAAACACGAAATACAAGAAATTAGCTTGGTTTACGCTTCACTAGAAAAGGAATATAGGGCAGCAATGCAAAACGCCTTTAGACTAGAACTAATAAATATGGAACTAAAGCGTAAAATAGAAAATTTAGAACTAGAATTAAAAGCACGTGATTTATGAAAAAGCTATTTAAGTTTTTAAGATGGATTGAAAAGGAAAGAATAAAAGCAATGATAGACACTAAAACGCCTTTCTATTAATGCCACGCTGTAGAAATTGTAAGGAAAAATTTGAAGCTAAACACTTCAACCAAAAGTACTGCCTAGCAGAAGCTTGTGTTCGTGTTTGGGTAGAAGCTGCAAAGGAAAAAAATTGGAAAGCCAAAAAGAAGAAAATGAAGGCTGAATTAATGACCTTGAGCGACTATATGAAATTAGCGCAACAGGTATTCAATAAGTACATAAGGGAACGCGACAAGAACAAGCCCTGTGTAAGCTGTGAAAAGCCTTTAGGCGCTAAATTTGATGCAGGACACTACTACAGTACAACCCATAAAAACACGACCTTCGACGAAGAAAATGTACACGGACAATGTGTAACCTGCAACCAACATAAACACGGAAACTTACTAAATTATCAAATAGGAATAGCTAAAAGAATAGGCGCAGACAAAGTAATAGAACTTCATATAAAAGCCCACGAAACAAAAAAGTGGACTATTGAAGAAGTAAAAGAAATTATAGCAACTTACAAACAAAAGATTAAAGAATTATAGTTTATTAGAATATAATTATTATATTTGTATAAATTAAAAATTCACACTATGAAAAATTTATTTAAAGCGCTTGCGGCTTTTCAGCAAGAAGCACCCGTAATTCACAAAGGAACAAAAGGCTATGGCTACAGCTACGCAGACCTTCCTGCAATCTTCGAAGTAATTAATCCACTCCTAAAAAAACACGGATTAGGATTCACGCAACTACTAAATACTAACGAAGAACGGCACTACCTAGTTACTGTACTTTTCCACGTAGAAACAGGAGAACAAATACAAAGCAGTACTTTAATTCCTGAAGTAGAACTAAAAGGAATGAATACTTTTCAATCGTTTGGAAGCGGTGTAACATACTTCCGTAGATATGCGCTTTCTTCTGCACTTGGAATAATAACGGACAAGGACACGGATGCTGCAGGCGTACAAACAAACAAGCCTAAAATAACAAAGGAACGTTTTAACAAGGCTTTAGAAGCTATGAAAAGCGGTTCTTATGCAATGGATGAACTTATAGAAAAGTTTGACCTAGACACAGAACAAATGCAAATAATTAAAAAATCGTAATTATGAAAATAAGATGTTCAAGTCTAGGTAAATTAATGACTGCTTCGCGTTCAAAAACGGAGCAGTTATCTAAAACAACTAAATCGTATATTCAGGAACTTGTTCTAGAACATAAATACGGAATAAAAAAGGAATGGTCTTCACGTTATACCGACAAGGGAAACGAATGCGAAGAAGATTCTATAACGCTTGCTAACGAAGTTCTAAACGTTGGATTCATTTACAAGAATGAAGAACACTTCCAAAACGATTACATAACAGGAACACCTGACGTAAACACGAACGAAGTTTTATTAGACATAAAGACAAGCTTTGACGGAACTACTTTTCCTTTCTTTGAAGACGAAATTCCTAACAAAGATTATTACTACCAACTACAGGGCTATATGTGGCTTACAGGTAAAGAAGAAAGCCTTCTAGTATATTGTTTAACAAACACGCCTAGCGAAATCGTAGAAGATGAAATTAGGCGCGTTCACTGGAAAGAACACGCAATAGAAGAAAGCGAAGAAATAAGACACTTTGTAGAAGCCAAGCATAACTTCGACCACATTCCAATAGAAAAGCGCGTAAAAGTCTTTAAAATACAAAAAGACGAAGCTGTAATAGAAGCTATAAAAGAAAAAATAGAACTAGCTAGGGAATACTATAATAAACTAATAGAAACAATTTAAAAACAAATAACAATGGAACAAAAACCAAACACAGGCGCAATCTTTAAGAATAATAAAAAAGAAAAAGAAATGCATCCTGATTACAGAGGAACAATAAACGTAGACGGCGTAGAAAAAGAAATAGCGCTATGGGTGCGAACAAGCCAAAAAGGAATGCAATACTTCAGCGCTGCAATTAGTGAACCTTACGTAGCCGAAGAAAAACACGAACCTAAAAAAGAAGTAAAAAACAACGGCTTTAACGACCTGCCTTTCTAAAATGATTACAATGAGTGAACAAGAAAAATTAAAAATGCTTCGAAAACTTGTAAAACCTGAAGACGTTAAATCCGATTATTACAGCACTTATACTATTAAATCTGTATTATTTGGAGAACGCCAAAATGAATTTATTTTATTTGAATGCGTTAAAGCAGCTTTAGAGAAAACAAAAAGAAACCAAGAAGAATTAGTAAAATGGTTAATGACTTTTAAAAAATGATTACAATGTTTATAGATGACTTTACACTACGTAAAATGCTGAAAGAAATCCTAAAAAAAAAGAATCGTTACCAAATAATAAAGGAAATACGAAAAACAGGAGAAAAAATACAGCACGTACAAATAGACAAATTCTTATTGGAAAAAGACGTAAGCTTAAGCACTCTAAAAAAGATTGACAAATACGTCTGCAGATTTTACTACGAAGAAGGAACAGCGCCACAATATTAGGCGCTTTTTTTTTATCCACAACTTATTGTTTAAAATTACGTCAATACAATGTTTAAAAAATAATCATACATTTGTATAAATGAAATGGCTAGAAAAAGTCGCTGAACACCACAAAGACTACGTTGAAGTAGTTCGAAAGTTTGGCGAAACATTTTTAGCAGAAGACATAGTACAGGAAGCCTACCTAAGAATGTTGAAATATTGCAAGCCTGAAAACATAATAACAAAAGGAAAAGTAAATAAATCCTACGTCTACTTTGTTATTCGAAACATATACATAGATTACCTGAAAGAACGCGACAAATATCAAATAGTAAGCATTGAGAACCTGCACTATTTAACAAGCGAAGAAAACGAGGAACAAAAACACGAAGCCTATTTAACGATCCTAAATAAAATAAAAGAAGAAAGCTGTTCTTGGCATTGGTACGACAAGCGCCTATTCGAGATTTACAAGGATTCAGGAAAGTCAATAAGGCAATTAAGCAACGAAACAAATATAAGCGTTAAAAGCATATTCCAAACGCTTAAACATTGCAAGCAAAGAATTAAAGAAAATGTAGGCGAAGATTACACCGACTACAAAAACAAGGAATACGAATTAATAATTGAATAATGGAAAAAAAAACAACAAAAACAACGACAAGAAAAAGACGAACAAAGAAAGCAGAAGGACTAGGAGATTCTGTAGAACAAGTATTAGAAGCTTCAGGAATATCGAAGGTAGCCAAGTTTATACTAGGCGAAGACTGCGGATGTGAAGAAAGAAAGGCAAAGCTTAATAGGATGTTTCCATACAAAAAGCCTAACTGCCTACTCGAACACGAATACGAATTTTTAAAAGACTTTTACAACCGCGAAAGACAAAACACTATTTCAGTAAGTCAGCAAAAAGTATTAAGCGAAATCTACCAACGAGTATTTAACCAAAGAGTACAAATGTCAAGTAGCTGCGGTTCTTGCTGGCGCGACACAATAAGCAAATTAAAAAAGGTCTACGATGAATACGGAGAATAAATACTTCATTTTGGATAGCGGCGAAAATATGCACGACTACGCTAAAATGATTATTGAAAAGCTACAGAAAGACGGAAGACACTTTCTACACTTTGAAACAGATAGCGAAAACTTATTTTGTTGCGAAGAAGTAGACGAAGACGAATTCTTAAATTTATTTAAACTAGGCAACTTACAAAAAGACGAAGAATGAAGAGAAAAACAGGCAGACCTAAAAAACTACAAGACCCAAAAGAACTAGAAGACATATTCAAAGACTACAAGAAAGTAGTAAAGAACAATCCTAGAATAAAATACGTATTAAGCCAAAGAACAGGCGATATGATACCCGAACCACTAGAAACACCACTAACAATGGAAGGCTTCGAGATATTTTGTTGGGATAGATATAACTTCACAGTAGAACATTATTTTAGGAATACTAATAAAAGCTACGAAGAATTTTGCTCCGTCTGTTCGCGTATAAGAAAAGAAATACGCAAAGACCAAATCGAAGGCGGTATGGTAGGGCAGTACAATCCAAGTATAACACAACGCCTAAACGCCTTAAAAGAGCACGTAGAACAAACAAATATAGAACAGCCATTATTCCCCGATGTTAGTAAGAACAACCGCGATAAACAAGATTCTTAATTTAGAAAAACGAATTAAGATTATACAAGGCGGAACAAGTGCAGGTAAGACTTTCGGAATTTTGCCTGTACTTATTCATATAGCCGCAGACTATCCAAACACGGAAATAAGCGTAGTAGCTGAATCAATACCGCATTTACGAAGGGGCGCTTTAAGAGACTTTGAGAAAATAATGAAGTCAATAGGAAGGTGGTTTCCTGAACGCTTCAACAGAACGCTACTAAAATACGAATTCTTCAACGGAAGCTTTATAGAATTTTTTAGCGCAGACGATTCAAGTAAATTAAGAGGTGCAAGGCGCGACATTCTATACATAAACGAATGTAACAATATAAGCTTCCAAGCCTACAACGAACTTGCAATACGAACCAAGAAAGAAATATATTTAGACTTCAACCCTGCAAACGAATTTTGGGTGCATACCGAACTAAAAGACGAAGCAGATGCTGACTTTATAATTCTAACCTACAAAGACAATGAAGCACTAGACGAATCAATAGTACAGCAAATAGAAAAGAACCGCGAAAAGGCAAAGACTTCTTCTTATTGGGCTAATTGGTGGAAAGTCTACGGCGAAGGTCAGGTAGGTAGTCTAGAAGGCGTTATATTTAGCAATTGGCAACAGATTGACAAACTGCCAAACGAAGCGCGTTTAATTGGAATAGGATTAGACTTTGGCTACACGAATGACCCTACAGCAATTATAGAAGTTTACAACTATAACGGAAAGCGAATCCTAAACGAACTAAAATACCAAACAGGAATGTTAAACAGCGATATTGCTAAAGTGCTTCCTAACAACGTTCCAATTTACGCAGATTCAGCAGAACCAAAAAGTATAGACGAAATAAGGCGCTACGGAAAGACGATAAAAGGCGTAACAAAAGGAAAGGATTCTATAAACTACGGAATAGACACAATGCAACAGCAGGACTATCTAGTAACAAAAGACAGCACTAATCTAATCAAAGAACTGCGTTCCTACATTTGGGATACGGACAAGCAAGGCGTAAAACTAAACAAGCCTATAGACCACTTTAACCACGCTATAGATGCTCTACGCTATCACGAAATGGAAACGCTTGGAATAGGTGCAAATTACGGCACTTATAACATCAGGTAATACAAAAACACGAAAAATAAGTTATAAATATATGAAGTTCAATTTAACACTTCCAACATCCTTAAACGAAATACCTTTAAGCAGGTATCAAGAATTTCTTAAACTACAAAAGAAGTCAAATGACGAAGAATTTGTAGCGCAAAAAATGGTAGAAATCTTCTGCGGAATAGAATTAAAAGACATAGCAAAAATAAAGCTTACAGACCTGAACGAACTAATAGTACACTTCACAAAGCTATTTGAAGAAAAGCCACAGCTACAAAGAACGTTCAAAATAAAAGACATAGAATTTGCTTTCATTCCGAATTTAGAAGAAATAACTTTCGGAGAATACGTAGACCTAGAAAACTATTTACAGGATTGGGAAAACTTCCATAAAGCTATGAGCGTAATGTTTAGACCAATCAAAAAGAAGACAGGCAAAAACTACGAAATCACGGACTACGAACCGAATAAAGATATGCAAGACCTTATGAAGTTCGCACCGCTTGGCGTATGCATAAGCGCCTATGTTTTTTTTTGGAATTTAGGAAGCGAATTATTAACAGCTACAATTAACTATTTGTCACGCGAGATGAAGAAGAACAAGATAACTTTAGCGACTTTACAGAACGCGGACAATTCAATAAAAGATGGGGATGGTATGGAAGTATTTATGGAATCGCTAAAGGAGACATCACAAAGTTTGACGAAATTACAAGACTTCCGCTTACTCAATGTCTCACCTATCTCATCTTCGAAAAACAAAAAAATCAAATCGAAAACAACGAAATAAGAAAAGCATATAGAAAATGACAGGCTACTACGACTTAATAACACGAATAAAAGAACACTTTGAAGCAGACCCTATAGTTAACACAGTAACGCAAGGGGATATTTTCCGAGTAGATTTAAACAAGCAAACTATTTTTCCTTTGGTTCATATCATAGTAAATAATGTGCAGTTTGTTAATAACGTTCAGCAATGCAATATAAGCGTTTTGGCTATGGACATTGTGGATATATCAAAAGACGAAACCGAAGACATCTTTACAGGAAACGATAACGAACTAGACGTACTAAACACACACCTAGCTGTATTAAATAGAATGTACGAATTTTTAAGACGTGGCGATTTATACGACGATAAATTTCAGGTAACAGGTAATCCAACTTGCGAACCTTTTATAGACCGATTCGAAAATAAGTTAGCAGGATGGACTATGACTTTTGATGTTCTTATTCCCAACGATATGACAATATGCTAAACAACGTACAAGCCTTTCTAGACGATTATAAAGACTACGTAATTAAACAAGCGAAGTCTAATCTAACACGAATGAAAAAGAATTCGTCTAAAACGCTTTACAATAGTTTAAAGGGCTATGTTAAAGAATCAAAGAATAGCATTCAGATAACCTTTGAAATGGAAGACTACGGCTTCTTTTTAGACCAAGGTGTTAAAGGAGCAAATCCAAGTAAGGTTAGTAAGAACGCAAAAATAAAAGGACAACAAGCACCTAACAGCCCTTACAGGTTTGGTAGCGGTACAAAAAAAGGAACGTTTGACCAATTCGCTTCAAGTATAGCAAGATGGGCGCAGCGAAAAAACCTACGGCTACGCGATGCGAAAGGCAAATATGCAAAAGGCAATTATAAAACTATTGGCTATGTAGTAGCAGGTAATATTTACAATAGAGGTTTAAAGCCTAGCCTTTTTTTTACAAAGCCATTCGAAGCAGCGTTTAAAAAACTACCTGACGAACTTGTAGAAAAATACGGACTAGATATGGAAGAACTATTCGAAGAAATAACAAAAGAAAACTTTAAGAAATGATTAATATTTATGCAAGAAGCCCTTACATAATAGAAGTAAACGAAACAGGACAAACAGCTTCTAAAATAGAAATATTTTTATGGAATACAGGAAGCGTTCCTTCTTCGCCTGCCTATACATTAAGCAAAAGCATTCCTGCTTCAAACAACCTACAAACGCTTTACAATGTAAGCCCTTATATTCGTGAATACATAAGCCACGCTACTTATTCAAACAACTACAACACGAACGGAAAGCTAACAAGCACAGACGAATATTGCAACGTACAAATAAAGCGCTATAAAATTGTTGTAGGCGTAGAAACGCTTCTAGATACTACGAACTACTTCGCCTTTGACGGCTATACGCTATACGAAGACGGAAATAACTACGATTTAGGAAACTATCATTTAGACAGCGAAACGTATTTTTATCCTTACGATGCGGATGTAACTTTAACAGCACCTTCAGGCGTTCTATACAACGGCGGAATAATGACTTGCTACCTAGAAAACGGCTTCGATGTAAAATACACGAATTTAGTAACTGCGGCTTCTTTCACTTACAACGTAACAGCAGACGATTGGTACGACATTTATAGAGTTTATCCGCTTTACTATTCACAAGGAAATTTAGTAGAAATAATAGACGGAAGTTTAAACGTAGTACATAGCTTTACAATGCAGCCTAAATGTGTTCCTAAATACATTCCTGTAGCTTGCGACTTTGTTAATAAATACGGCGCTTGGCAGCGTACTTGGTTTTTTGCTTCTAGTACGGATTCTTTGAACGTTGAAAACACGGAATATAATCTTTTACAAAGTAGCCTACCTAGTTACGACACACAAGAAGGACAAAGAAAAATATTTAACGTAAAGGGAAATAAAACAATTCGTGTTAATACAGATTGGGTAAAAGAAAGCTACAAGAACGTAATCCAAGACTTGATGTTTAGCGAAAGAATTTTGATAGACGGAAAGCCTGCACAGCTAAACACCAAAAACACGGAACTATTCAAAGGAATAAACAAAGGAACTATAAACTATCAACTAGAATTTAAGTTTGCTTACAATACAATAAACAGCGTAATATAATGCGAAGCGTACAAGTATACATAGAAGGAAGAAGACTAGAACTATTCCAAGACGAACAAATAAGCGTTAATAGTTCAGTTCAAAATATAGCGGACATAAGCAAAGTATTTACAGACTTTAGCCAATCGTTTACTGTACCTGCAAGCCCTTACAATAACGAAATATTTGAACACTTTTACCAAAGCGACGTAGACGGAACAATAGACCACAATATACGCAGAAGGGCAAAAATAGAAATAGACCTAACAGACTTCAGGAGGGGAAAAATACAACTAGAAAAAGCCAACCTAAAAGACGGACAAGTAGAAAGTTACACTATAACGTTCTATGGCGATATTAGAACGCTTAAAGATGCATTCGGCGAAGACAAGCTTTCCGACTTGGATTTAAGTTCGTTAGAATTCGCCTACGATGGAACGGAAATATACAACCGAATAACTGACACGGCTACGGACTACGATGTTCGTTATCCGCTAATAGCAAATAACAGACTTTGGACTTATGGCGATGCTACAGCCGAAGACATAACAACTAACGGCGGCGCTATTCAATACGATGAACTTTTTCCTGCTGTTAAAGTAAGCAAACTATTCGAAGCTATAGAAAATACTTATAACCTGAATTTAACAGGTACGTTTTTAACAGACGAACGATTTACGAAGTGCTTTCTATTCGGTAAAAACACGAACGAATGGCAGTTTATTACTGAAGCCCAAGATATAGATTTTAATTCTATAATAACTACTTCTACAGACCTAAACTACACAGGGCTAGGATTACAACCTGCAAACACTTACATAGACCTAACAGAAAACAGCATTAACGTACAATACGCAAACAACGTTATAGACCACAAAATAAAAATAAATGTAATAACGCAGAGTGCAGTAGGAACTTATTACATAGACGTTTTTCAAGACGGCAACTACAATCAAACGCTAGAAGGAACTACTACAGGAAACTTGCCTGACATAGTTATTCAAAACACTTTCGGACTAGACACTAACTACACTTTCAAAGTAAAAGCAGATATTTCAATGAACTTTGAAGTAGTAATAACTTACCTAATAAACGCAATCTATGAACCGCCTTCAGGGCAGCCCCAAAGCGTTTCAAGTTATTCAGTAATTGACACAAACACGAACGCACTAACAGGTAACGTAAATCTAAATAGCACACTTCCTGATATGAAAGTAAGCGACTTTTTTACAGGCGTTCTAAAGCAGTTTAACGCTACTTGTGTAAGCGTAGGAACAGACACCTTCGAAGTACTTCCTTTAGACGAATGGTACGGACAAGGCGCTATAGTAGATGTAACTGAACACACGGACATTGAAAACATAGACGTAGAAAGAATTAAGCTATACAAAAATATAGCGTTCAAATACCAACAAAGCGCAAGCTTCACAAATAGAAGATTCTTTACTACAACGAACAGGGAATACGGCGATTTAGAATACCAATTCCAATACGATGGCGATGAATATACAATAGAACAGCCATTCGAAAATTTGTTGTTTACGGAATTTACAGGAAGCGGTGTTTTTGTAGCCTACTGCCTAGATGAAAACTACAGCGCCTTTACACCGAAGCCTGTGCTTCTTTATTTCACAGGACAAGGAACAGCTTCAACGCCTATAAAATTCTTTGACGATACTACTACGCAAGACATAACAAACTACGCAATTTTAAGCCAAGACTTAACCTACCAAAACACGAAATATTCCTTAAACTTTGGTGCTGAAATTTCAATAGTAGAACAAGAAACAATTCAAAACGGACTATACGCTACTTACTACTTCCCTTACTTAATAAACCTATACAACTTAAAGAACAGGCTTTACCAAGTAAAAATGAATTTACCTGTAAGCTTACTTACAAATCTTCGTTTAAATGACCGCCTAATAATTCGAGACAAGCGCTACATAATAAACGAAATGAAATCAAACCTAACTACAGGCGAAGTAAACTTTTCCTTGTTATTAGATTTTAGACCTGTAACACCTGACCAAATAATAACGCCAAGCAAAGACGCACAATGCTTGGATATTAAAATAAATCTTCCAAATGGCGCAGTACAAGCAGACATAACAACAACTGCAGTAGGTGTAACAATAACGCCTTCTACAATAACGCAAAGCCAAAGCATAGAAGTTTGTATTCCTGTTAATTTGAATACAGCTACCTACATAATAACGGAAGATTCAGAAGACTACATAAACACGGAAGAATACGAGCGCTTCATAACAGACGAAGCAGCACCACAAATTATCGTTTTAGTAGTTACTTATACATATAGCAATGGAACACAGACAGCAAGTCAAATAATA